TCTTTTACGTATGCTAAACTAAAATCTCTTGTATCTTTTTGATATTCCCATTTACCATCATATTCTTTCAACATTGCTTCATAATGTCTATCCCAATCTGGCAAATGCCAACCTTTAATTACGTTCATTATCTTCTCCACATTTCGCTATGTAATAACTGTCAACAATATCTGATAGTGGATTGCCCACCTTTTCGGTATCAAATATTTTCTTCAAGTCAATTTTCAAATCTTTCACAAATGCCTCATACATTTTGTCTTTATCAGCATTACCTTTTCCTGTTGCAAATTTCTTTACAACACTAGGAACAATAACACTGTATGGTATATTTAGTTCTTCTAATCTGTACTTTAAAATGCCACAATTCTCGGCAATTTGAAATACACCTCGGCCTTTTGAACCAAAAGAATAACCCTCAATGTAAACATGAGGATTATAAGTTGACTGGATTACTTTGATTGCGAAATCTGATATATTTTTGAATCTTTCTATATCAGTTTTATATTCTTTATGTAACTCACCAACAATTGTATCGTTCATTGTCATTGCCCATTTCTTTTTACCTGTGAGGTAAAAGAACATCAATGCTCCATTATCAATACTAATAGCAGGACTTGTTAAACTGTAATCAATCCCAATTATCGTCTTCTCTGTCGTGTCCGTCTGCGTCATTCGGTATTTCCTCAATAATCTCTTCTTGTTCTTCAACTTCCCAACCACAAAAAGGACACGTCATTGGTTCTAAATCTTGTTCATCTAAATCCCACGTCACGGTGTATTTTGTATCACAATTCGTACAATGTTTTGTTGCTTTTTCCATTATAATTTAAATTTCTTAAATTGGTCTTTTTCTACATCTTGTTTAATACCACCAATTACATAAGACTCAATCTCTGTTTCTTGTGGTGCATTTTGTGTACCCTTTGAATTCAGCCAGTGGTCTACCCATGGTAGTGGATTTGTTTTTTGGTCGTATTTTGGTGTCAGGCCGATTGCTTTCATTCTGCGATTTGCCATATATTCTACAAACTGGTGTAACAGTTTTTCTGATAAACCAATCATACTTCCTTTGGAAAATAGATATGTTGCCCAACGTTTCTCTTCCTCTACTGCTTCGTCATACATTGTCTCAACTTCTTTTGCTGTGTCTTTAATGACCTTTAGCATGACTTTATCGTTTTCTACTTCTCTGTAGTTATTAATAATTCTTTGTGACATTGCTAAGTGTTGTGATTCGTCTCTTGCAATAAAAGAAATAATCTTAGCACTACCTTCAAGTAGTTTTAATTCACCAAATGCAAATGAACAAGCAAATGATACATAGAAACGTAAACCCTCTAAAATGTTTACAGTGACCAATGCTTTCCATAATTTCTTTTTAAGTTCATATTCTGTCACTGACTTATTATCTAAATGCCACTTATAACCTGACGCAATTAGGTCATCATAAGTTTCTGTAATAGTTTGTGCTCTTTTCTGAATTTTCTCATCACCAATAATAGTATCAAATACTTCACCTGGTTGTGAGTATAAGTTTTTAATGATGTATGTATATGAACGTGAATGAATAGTCTCAATAAAATCCCATGTTACAATACAACCCTCTATTTCAGGTAATGATACGAAAGGTAAAAATGCCAAACATGGACCTCTACCTTGTACACTATCTAACATAGTCTGATATTTTAAATTAGCAGTAAAGATAAACTTTTGTTGCTCTGACAATTGAGCATAGTCATTTCTATCTTTCTGTAGAGATACTTCTTCTGGTCTCCAAAAGTAACCTAATTGTTGTTGATTCAACTTGTCAAAGATTGGATATTTCATATCATCATATCTTTGCACTTGCAAGTCTTCACCAAAGAACATTGGTTGCTTTGTAAAGTCAATATTATCGTTTGTGTTTAGTACACTTCTAGCCATTTTTCTCTCTCTCTTTATATTGTGCAACTATCACAGTTCTCATCATCTTCTGGTGAGGCTGCTAGTGTGCTGGGTATAGTTTCTTCTACTTCGTCTTTCCAACCTAATGGATGGACTGGTTCGTCTTCATCTTTCTTACTATCATATGTATTTTGATAATAAGAAGTCTTCCAACCTAATTTATAAGTTGTCAATAAATCTTGTGCCATTTGAGCAATAGACACTTGACCACCTTCATATTGTTCAGGATTATATGACCAATTACCACTAATTGCTTGGTCAAAATACTTCTGCATTACTGCAACGATATTTATATATCCTTCATTCCCTTTCATGTCCCATAAAAGAGTATATGCGTTCTTTAGTCTATGATAATCTGGTACAACTTGTTTTAATGTACCTTTTTTAGACTTTTTAACTGATAGATAATCTCTTGGTGGCTCAATACCATTTGTCGCATTTGAAACAACACTAGATGACTCACTTGGCATTTGTGCTGATAAGGTACTGTGTCGCAGCCCATGTTCTTTAATATCTTTTCTTAACTGTTCCCATTTCATAGATAGTTTACGATTTACAATATCATCAACTTCTTTCTTGTAAGTATCAATAGGTAAAATGCCGTCTGCATACTTTGTTCTATGGAAATAATCACATTGACCTTTTTCTTTTGCCAAGTTGTTTGACGCTTGTAATAGGTAATATTGGAAGTGTTCAGTTAATTCGTCAACTTCTTTCCATGCTTCTTTATCTGCATAATTTAATTTCTGTTTTGCTAGATAATGTGCAAGACCAATATAACCAATACCTAAAGAACGTCTTGCCTTTGTAGATACTTCGGCAGCCTTAACAGGATATTCTTGGTGGTCAATAATTTCATCTAATGCTCTAACAGCAAGGTCACAAAGACTTTCTAAATCTTCTAGGTAATTTAATTTACCAACATTGATAGCACTTAAAATACATAATGCAATCTCTCCTTCACCATCAATGTGAGTGATAGGTGTAGTTGGTAATGTAATTTCTTGGCATAAGTTAGACATATAAATTCTGTCTTTGAAACTAGAGTGAGTATTACAATGGTCAATATTCATAATATAGATACGACCTGTTTCTGCTCTTTCTTTCAACATGTCCATAAACAATGTCTGTGCTGATACTTTTCTTTTTTCTACACTAGTTTTTCTTTCTGCCTTTTCATACAGTTCATCAAATTCTGGTAAACCCCATGACTCATATAATTCAGGTACTTCATGTGGCGAGAACAAAGTTATTTCTTCGTCATTAATAAATCTTTCATAGAAGATTTTAGATATCTGTATAGAGTAGTCAAGTTTTCTAACACGATTGTCCTCTGTTCCTTTATTGTTTTTGAGAACGATAATATCTTCAATTTCTTTATGCCAAATAGGGAAATGCACTGTAGCAGAACCGCCACGTACACCGTTTTGTGTACAACACTTAACCGTTGCCTCAAACTTTTTGAGGAATGGTATAACTCCTGTGTGCTGGACTTCACCGCCTCTAATTCTGGAATTGATTCCTCTAATCCTCCCAGCGTTAATACCGATACCAGCCCTTTGTGCAACGTAATTGCCAATAGCCATATCACTACTGAAAATAGATGGCAAAGAATCATCCACATCAACCAACACACAAGAAGCATACTGGCGAATAGGAGTTCTAACACCGGCCATAACCGGAGTAGGAATATTGATTTTAAATTTTGATGTAGCGTCATAATATTTTTTAACATAACTCATTCTCTTGTCTTTAGGATAATTTGCAAAGATAGTAGCTGCAATTAACATGTACATGAATTGTGGTGTTTCAAATACTTGTCCATTACTTCTATCTTGTACAAGGTATTTGTCAATAACTTGTCTTAGCCCAGCATATGTAAAATCATAATCTCTTTGATGTGAAATCCAAGATTCCATTCTATTGAAATCTTTTTCATCATAATGTTCTAAAATAGTTTTATCGTAAACACCTAACTCAACACCTTTTTTAGTGTGAGTATAGATATGTGGGTGGTCCCACATTCTATGGAAAATCTGTTTTCTAAGACTAAACAATAATAGTCTAGCAGCTGCGTATTGATAATTAGGAGTTTCTAGTGTGATTAGGTCTGAAGCTGACTTAATTAAAATCTGTTGTATATCATCTGTAGTAATACCATCATAAAATTGTAGACCAGAGGACATTTCAATTTGTGATGATGAGACGCCTGTAATATCGTCACAAGCATATTCAACCATTTCATGTATCTTGTCAATGTTAAGAGGTTCAGTACCTCGGCCGTTTCTTTTTTGTACGTTTATATTTTCTGTTCCTGTCATGTTTCTCCTTCTCCTAACACTTTCTAAATTTGGTCATATTGGTTAATGCTTCTAGTCCTGAATACGTATGTTTACTTATAAGATTTTTTACCTCTAACTTTGACATTCCTGAAATAATTAAATCATTTACATCTTTCAGTTGTAGGTCTTCAGGCCATACAACAACATTATAGCCTGCGTCAATTAAGTCATACATACGTTTGATAATTTCTTTGTTACGTGGTTCGTTATCAAATATATATGTGACTTGTTCTACTGGTACTGTCAATGTTAAATCAGCACCACCAGCTGCCAAACAATTATCAATAAACATACTATCTATAGGTCCTTCTACAATGTAAATCTGCTCATGCAAATTTATCGTATCTAAACCATAAACTTTTTGTTTATTTTCGTCTAACTTAATTGTAAGATACTTTGGTTGTTCTTTTCCAAATGCACGGCCTTGAAAAGCAAATGCTTTGCCGTCAACATCATAGAAAGGTATAATCAACCTAGGATGCTCGCCTTTTGTATGAGGAAAAGTATTCGGTTTTACCTCATTTACAAATGACATAAACTTATCACAAAGATAAAGTTTACTCTTATACTCATTAGGTATTTTTCTGTTATTAATGTAAGCAGTGACCGGATGGTCTTCTGCTAGGTCTTTAACACAAACAAGATTTGCTAAGAAATCTTTTTCTTCAAATTTAGGTACAAAATTCTCAAATTTAGGTTTAGACGTGGAGGGTGCTGAACCTTTGTATCTCTCTAGTAAGTATTCTTCATACTTCTTTGGATCCAAATATTTTAAAAAATTTGATAAGTTGTGTCCTTCACCACAATTGTGGCATTTGAAAAACATATCATTTTTCTTTTTATAGACAAAACCCCTAGCCTTCGATTGTGATTTTTGAGAATCACCACAATGAGGACACCTAAAATTAAATAGATATTCTGCTTTTCTTTTAAACTTCGGAAGTCTTGTAGATAATAGATTGATAAATTTAGTATCTATATAACTTGACATAGATACATTATAACAAATGAGTGGTAAAAAGTCAAGCGATTAACTTAAAAACTCCCATAGATTACCACTAGGATTTGACATCATCAAGCCAATAATGATAGATCCGCCAATGATTAACCATCTCCACTTCTCTAATACACCAACTCTTTCGGATAGTTGTGTCTTCATAGATCGAAGTTCATTTAGCATGGTCTGTTCAGATTGTATTTGATGTTCTCTTAA